CTTCTGAATTTGAGAATTACAATAATTTCCCAGATTCATTAAAATTATCAAAATATATTTACCTCGGAGATGTGTCAACCAAAGCATCCGCAACCTCATATGCGGTACAAGCTCAAAATGGATTAACTGCTGCACAAATCGTTGGCAATTTAAAATATCTTTCAGTTAATGTGCTTGATAAAATTAAAGATCAATATCCAGATATGGTAATAACAAGCGGGTTTAGATCAAGGCCATCTAATTCGGATCACAATTTAGGGCAAGCAGTAGATTTACAGTTTAAATCCCATTCATTCTCAGATTACTATAGTATTGCAGAATGGATTAAAAATAATGTTCCATATAAACAGGTATTACTAGAATATGCATCAAGACCATCTGGAACGATTGCTTGGATTCATGTCGCAGCTGCATCAAATGGAGCAAAATCTCCGATGCCAATTGGTACGCTTGCAAATCATAGTGCAGACGCCCCGGGTCGAAGAAATGCCTTCGTAAAATTGGTATAAATAAAAGGATGTTATTTATTATTTCGATCATCTAGCAATAAAATTATAATAAATATTAAAAATGGCTACTACAACTAGAAACGTACGAAGATACACAGATATAAATCTGATGTTCTCTCCCCATCCTTATTCTAAAGATATTCTTACTAGAAAAAACGCGGATGCGGTAAAGTCATCTATACAAAATCTAATATTAACAAAAAATTACGAAAGACCGTTTCATCCAGAGATAGGTAGTCAGGTAAGTGCGTTAATGTTTGAAAATCTTATGCCTTCTACAATTGTTGCAATTGAAAGATCTATAAGAAATACAATAGAAAAATTTGAACCAAGAGCATCAATATTGGATGTTCAAATTTTAGATAATTCCGATAACAATGCACTTGATATAGAAGTAACATTTGTCCTTAGTAATGTTGCATTGCCAATAACAGTAACAACAACAATTAGTAGAGTAAGATAATGGCAAATTTAAGAATAGCGGAATTAGATTTCGATACTATAAAATCCAATTTAAAGGATTTCCTTAAAAATTATACCGATACTGATGGCGCGCCTTACTTTACAGATTTTGATTTTGAAGGATCTGGGTTATCTATATTATTAGATGTGTTGTCATATAATACTCATTACAATGCGTATTTAGCAAGTATGGTTATAAATGATATGTTTTTAGATTCTGCGGTCAAACGTGCATCTGCTGTTTCTATCGCAAAACATTTGGGATATACTCCGGTATCAGCAATTGGTGCAAGAGCTACAATATCATTTACAGTAACTGACGTAACAAATTCTCCTAATTTTTTAACTCTAGATAAATTTACTCCATTTACAACTTTTGTAAATGAGTCTACACTAACATTCGTTAATTTGGATGCAAAAACAATACAACCTGTAAATGGAATTTATTCATTTGAAGACATTGAGATTGTTGAAGGCATTCCTCTACAGTATGTTTATAGTGTTGAAACCCCTGGACCTTTAGAAAAATATACTATTCCAAATGATAATGTTGACACAACAACAATTCAAGTTGTAGTTCAAAATTCTGTGTCGGATTCTACACAAACTGTATATACATTAACTGAAGATACTTTAAATATAGACGGCGAATCCACAGTATTTTTTATTGAAGAAAATCCTTCCGGATTATATCAAATTTACTTTGGTGACGGAGTTATTGGTAAAAAATTGGCAAGAAATAATTTAATAACTATAAATTACCTCATAACCAATGGAACCATAGGCAATGTTGCAGGCACACTTTCACAACAATTTACTTGCGGAACAAGTATTGGCGGCGGAACAGTTTCTGGAACAATAATTGCGGCCACAAATTCAAGAGGTGGCCTTGAAAGAGAAGATATAAATAGTATTAAGTTTAGAGCACCTAAATTTTCTTCATCATCAAATAGAGCAGTTACAGGCGACGATTATAAAGCAATTATATCAAAAAATTATCCATTGGTTCAATCTGTATCTGTTTGGGGCGGGGAAGATAATGTTCCTCCAATGTATGGAAAAGTTATAATTTCATTAAATCCATATGAGGGGTATGCTATTACCGAAGGGGTAAAGGCGGACATTAAAAATATTATTTTACAAAACAAACAAGTTTTATCTATAATGCCAGAATTTGTTGATCCTGATTATTTTTATATAAATTTATCAGTTAACGTAAAGTATGAAGCCGGAAAAACTTCCTTATCTTCGACAAATATTAAAAATTTAGTTGTTAACGAAATACAAAACTATTTTTCAACTGATCTTCAACAATTTGATAAAGATTTTGTATTTTCAAAGTTATCAAGAAATATTGATAATGTAAATGAATATATCATTGGTAATTTAATGACTGTAAAATTACAAAGAAGAATTTCACCCATTTTAAATAGTAAATTAAACATTTATACTTTGGGCGATACAATTAATTTTAAAAATGGATTAGTCCCGGGAAGTTTGACAAGCACAAGTTTTGCAGTAAATTATAAAGGGAATTCTTTGGTTGCAAAAATTAAAGACGTTCCAAATGATTCTGTACCAAATAATACTGGTACAGGTACAGTACAACTTATTGATGCAATTAATGACACTTTACTGAATACTGCGTATGGATCTATTAATTATGGTACCGGCGAATTGTCAATAGACAGTTTAGAATTGTTAGGATACCCAACAGAAACTTCAGATATTAGAATTACGGCAACCGTGCAAGATGAATATCTAGATGTAAATGTTAGTAAAAATCAAATTATCTTATTAGATGATAGCTCCACCAATATTGATTCAAATCGATTACCAGGACTTACAGTTAATGTAATCTCAATATGAGTAGAATAAGAGAAAAATTATCTAAAATATTTGCAGCACAAATACCCGAGTTTATTCGGGTAGGCGAATATGATGTTATAAACGTACAACCAATATCAACAACTGCGTCGTCAAAAATTGTTACGGTTGGAGATACTAATGATATTATTGCTGGTGATAGATTGCAACACCCAGCAATTACAAATACAGTATTTGTAACTAAAGTATTATCAACTACGCAAGTTGAAGTGAGTAATGCGATAGTTGTTACGCTATCTAATCAAATTGCAAAATTTGTTAGAGCTGATTCAACATCTACATTTGTAAAATTTTTAGAGGCGTATTATAAATTTTTAGAACAAGATAAAGGTGCGCAAGAAGTATTACAAAATGCAAGAAAATATGGAGATAGTGATTATACGTCCGATGATTTAATTGAACAGTTCTTTGTAAACTATGGCAATGATATTCCACGAAACATTGTTACAGACAAACGCACGTTTATTAAACATTTTAGAGACATTTATAAAACTAAAGGTACAGAAGAAGCATATAAATTGCTTTTTCGTGCAATGTTTAACTCTAAGGCGGAATTTTACTATCCTAGCGAATCGGTACTAAAACCTTCCGATGGAGTATGGAGAAAAGATAGAACCATAAAAGTAATCCCTGGCCAACTAGGATCAGGCAATCCTTTTGATTTTAAAAATACTAAGATTACCGGCCAAACATCTAAAGCAACCGCGGTGGTGGATAATGTTTTACGGTTGTTTGAGGGCGTTGTAGAAATTTATGAATTACATCTTGAAAATATAAAAGGAACGTTTGTCAGAGAAGATATTGTAGGTACAAAATTAATAGATTTAAATTCTTCTCTGGTTACTATCACCGCAAGAACTGTCCCGCAATTATCCAAAATTGAAATTATTGATGGTGTAGCTGGATATGAAGTAGGAACAGTTATAAATGTGGATGGCGGCGGCATTTGCAAAATAGAATCGGTTAATGCTTCGGGAAAAATTAAAAGTGTTAAGGTTATTGCTTCTAAAGTATATCCTGTTTTAAGCTCTGAAGCTTCGGCACAAGGGTATAATCCTGCCCCTATAACATCTCCGACGCCTACATCTATTACATCTGGTAATGTACTTTTGTTAAACGGAGTTGGATCGTACACATCGATTTTTCCGCATGGGTTAACTAAAGGTAATTATGCAAATATCTATTTTGCGTCTTTACCAAATATTTTAGAAAAAGAGTTATCTGTTAAATATGTGTTAGACAGTAAACGATTTACGTTTGATTATTCCACGCCTGAGATAAATCCTTCAATTGAAATTGAATTAAAAGCTAACATACGATATACTCAACCGGCAAATTTATTCGCCAACATAAACATTCTAAAAGAATCTACCGGATATTGGTTAAATAATAAAGGTAAACTATCAGAATTAGTATATATTCACGGACCAGCTGTAAATAGCACTGATCGTAGTAAATTATTTTATCAACCATATTCATATGTTGTAAAAAGCGATATTTCAATTGCGGAATGGGATAAAACAGCCTCACAACTAGTTCATCCAGCAGGAACAGAAGTTTTTGGCGAAATTGATATAAACAACGAAATATCTAGTAATTCTAAATCAACAGGGCAGTCTGAAGTTTGGGATTACTTTGGTATCACATCAGATTCTAATGTAATACTTGCAAGTTTAACAACATATTCGAATAGCAGAGTAACTAATTTAAAAGTTACTACAGATATGCTTTACGTTATATTTAATT